TATGAGTGTAATGAAGGATTGGGATCCGACTGTATATGAAACATTTAATCAAATTGAAGCAGATGAGAACTATGAAATGCCAATGCCGATCTTTGTTAGTAGCAGTTATTGATAAATAGTATATAATGAGAAACTTAGATACAGTAGCAGAACAACTTTTTAATGAGATTAGAGGACGTTATTCCAGCGTAACCACCGGTGATGCAGAAGGAAATATAACAAGTGCTCCTAGTCTTGCAAGATTTTATGAGTTTGATTTTAAAAGTCAAAACAATAACTTAGGTAAAGTAAGTGTTTCACTTGATGAAAAATCTGGTGTAACTATAATGTATAATAAAGACTTTACAGAAGACGCTGGCGACGAAGAAACCAAAGAATGGTTTAACTTTTTAAAACAAATGAGAATGTTTTCAAAAAAACGTTTATTAAACTTCGAAGTTAGAGATATTAATCGAACTAACTTTACAAAAAGAGATTATGCAAGTATGGCAGTAAATCGCGGAGAAACACAAATGGCAGAGTCTAAAATGTATGGCACTCACAAAACTAGCTTTCAAAAATTTGGAAATGCTAAACTTTCAATAAAACACACAGGTAACATTATCGAAGGCGAAAGTAGAAATAAAAAGATAGGATCTCTTTTTATTGAAAATGCACACGGCGAACGATTTAAATATCCTTTTAAACATCTTAGTGGTGCAAGAGCAATGGCAATACATGTTAGTGAAGGTGGCCATCCATATGATGATTTTGGTAAACATATTACTAGTTTAAGTGAAGAACTTTCCAATCTCCGTAAGTTTAAAACTTATATGGGTCGTAGTAGTGTAATGGCAGAAAGTCTTGCTGAACATATGGGCACAATAAATGAACGTATTGCTACAGTCAAGAAAAGAGTACAAACATTACAAAAACCTACAATGTACAAAGAAGCATTTGAAGAGTTTGTAGTTATTGAAGAATCTGAAGTGCCAGAATCTGTAGCAAATAACTGGATTGATCAACTTACTATCAAACAGTTTAATGAAGATTTAAAAGATGTATTTCCTTACATTTATAAACTAGTAGGCGAAGCAACTGCATCAGAAGACCTGACGTTTGATGATATTATGGCAGAAGCAGATGTGTATCCGCCACGTGGCGATATGGAAATGGATCCATCAAACATGCGTCCACAAGCAAAACCAACAGCTCCAAAAACTAGTATACGTCCACAAGCAAGACCGGCAGCACCTGCAACATCTCCACGCCCACAAGCAAGACCGCAAGTTTACGATACACCAGCACAAGCAATTCAAGCTGCTGAAGAAGAAATGGCAGCACAACCAGGACAGGTTAAAACACAGTTTGAAAAAGGTGAAGACTATACAATACAACCTGTGCAAGGTGGCTTTATTTACAAGTTAGCACCAACAGTAAATATTGGTGCAAGTCCAAGCGGCGGCACACGTGGTATTGGCGGTGCAGCATACGAATCGCAAATTGATGCAGCATTTGACAAACTTCTAGGACAGTTTTCAGATAACTTTACTGCGCAAGTTGAAGCTAAAGACGGGCAAATCGATCGCAACGGCGACGGCAAAAACGATTGGGAAGATGTAAAACTTGCTCGTATGGCCGCTGCGGCAGCAGCACAAGACGACAATGACGAAGAAACAAAGGAATCAAAAACTCCACTAGGCGAGTTTATCCTAAGCTACTACGATAGGCAACAAGGCGTATTTCCAAAAGGCGAAACGGCTGTATTAACTATGATTGAAAAATCATATGGTGATCAGTATATCAAACCAGCAAGTCAGTTCATAGAACGTCTAGGTCAAGTATTTGAAAAATACCAACAGAAAAAACTAGGCGAAGTAGAGGTAGAAGAAAACTTTTTAAGTCGTATGATCGGAGCCAACAGTGCAAGACCTCAAGACTTTGTCGATAAAGCAATGCAAATTTCTCAAAGATATGAAAACCTTGCATTCAAAAATAAAATAGCAAGTGATCCAAATCGTCCATTCAATGGAAAACAAGGCGGCGCATTCTTGATAGAACTCTATATGGAGTTAATCAATATGAGCAGAGAAATTCAAAAATTGGGCGGTGGCAACAAAACAATGAAAAACGCTCAACAGCAAATGAGCTTAATTAGGCAAGCAATGTCAGGTCCAGTTAATAATCCCGAAGCAGCAAGACTAATGAAAGCCGCTAGAGTTGAACCTCAATTCATTGTTGACTTTGTAAAGCAAGATATACAATCTATTGGCGAATCACAAGAACTAGATAGAATCACATCGTTAGCTGGTTTAAAATAATCAGCTAACTTCTAATAAAACTTGTCATTTTATACTTGACAAGTCATAACTAAACGTGTAGTATATAAGAGTGCTACACACAAACAGGCACAAGAGCAACATTGGTTGTTCTAACATAGGCATAACATATAGGAGAAAAGGCACTATGGCATCATTAGCAGAAATTCGAGCAAAGCTCAAAGAACAAGAAGCCGGCGCAGGCGGCAACCGTACATCAGGCGGTGACAATGCGATTTACCCATTTTGGAACATGAAAGAAGGCGAACAGGCAACTATTCGTTTCTTGCCAGATGGCAATCAAGACAATACTTTCTTTTGGAAAGAACGTTTGATGATCAAACTTCCTTTTGCAGGAGTTAAAGGCGAAACAGATTCACGCCCTGTACAAGTACAAGTTCCGTGTATGGAAATGTACGGAGAGTCATGTCCAATCCTACAAGAAGTACGTGGTTGGTTTAAAGACGAAAGTCTTGCAGACATGGGTCGTAAGTACTGGAAAAAGCGTAGCTATATTTTCCAAGGTTTTGTAACTGACGATCCACTTAACGACGAGTCTCCAGAAAATCCAATCCGACGCTTTATTATCGGTCCACAAATCTTCCAACTTATTAAAGCAGCACTAATGGATCCAGATATGGAAGAACTGCCAACAGATTATACTGCTGGCGTTGACTTCCGTCTATCAAAAGGTTCCAAGGGTGGTTATGCCGATTATGGTGCAAGTAACTGGGCACGTAGAGATCGTCCACTAGGTGATGCAGAGATGGCAGCTGTAAATACACATGGCTTGTTTAATCTTAATGATTTCCTTCCTAAAAAACCAGACGAAGCTGGTGTTAAGATTTTGACAGAAATGTTTGAAGCGTCAGTAGACGGTGAAGCATATGATGCAGATCGTTGGAGCAACTATTTCCGTCCAAGCGGAATGGCTGCACGTACAGGCGATCCGCAAAAAGCGGCCAGCCCACAAGCAACTGCTACAAGTCAAAGTGCTCCAGTAGCACCTGCACCTGCACCTGCACCAGTAGCTGAAACTACAACTGATACTGGATGGCAAGAACCTACTACACCACCAGCAGCAGAACCAGCAGCAGAACCAGCAGCAGGCGGAGCGCAAGACATCCTTGCAATGATCCGTTCACGTCAAGGTTAATAGCAAATAAAAAGGGTTGCTTTATTACATAGCAACCCTTTTACTTCATTCATTTAATAGGAGATATACATGGCAACTAAGTCATTCGATCCAACGAAGTTTCGTAACTCGTTGACAAAAAGTATTAAAGGCATGAGTGCTGGTTTTAACGATCCAACTGATTGGATTAGTACTGGCAACTATGCACTAAACTATCTACTAAGTGGAGACTTCCGTAAAGGTATTCCTCTTGGTAAAGTAAGTGTATTTGCAGGCGAAAGTGGCGCTGGCAAATCATATATTGTAAGTGGCAACATTGTTAAGTACGCACAAGAGCAAGATATTTTTGTTGTGCTTATTGACACTGAGAATGCACTAGACGAAGCATGGCTACAAGCACTAGGTGTAGATACATCACCTGAAAAGATTCTAAAACTCAATATGGCAATGATTGACGATGTAGGTAAAACTGTAAGTACGTTTATGACAGACCTAAAAGACATGCCTGAAGAAGAACGTCCAAAGGTATTGTTTGTGGTTGATTCGCTTGGTATGCTTATGTCACCAACTGAAGTTAGTCAGTTTGAAGCAGGTGATATGAAAGGCGATTTTGGTCGTAAAGCAAAGGCACTAAAAGCACTTGTTACAAACTGTGTAAACATGTTTGGTAGTTACAATGTAGGTATGTGTGTTACTAACCATACATATGCATCACAGGATATGTTCGACCCAGATGATAAAATCTCAGGTGGTTCGGGCTTTGTGTATGCAAGTTCGATGGTTGTTGCTATGAAGAAACTTAAACTTAAAGTAGATGCAGACGGCAACAAAACATCACAAGTGCATGGTATTAGAGCAGCGTGTAAAGTAATGAAAACACGTTACAACAAACCGTTTGAAGGTGTACAAGTTGAGATTCCTTATTCAACAGGCATGGATCCTTACAGTGGATTATTTGATATGTTTGAAACCAAAGGCTTGTTAGAAAAAGTAGGCAATCGTTACAAGTACATTACTAGTGAAGGTGACGAAATCCTCGAGTTCCGCAAGCGTTGGACAGGCGAACTGCTTGAACGTGTTATTGAAGATCTTCCTGCAAAAGAAGAACAAATGCTAAATATCGCGAAAGCAGAAGAAGAAGCAGCAAAGGCAGCCGAGGATGCTGCACTAGATGCTGAGGAAATAACAGAAGAATATATTGAGGAATAATAATGAACGAAGAAATAGCAGCCGATTTATGGAACTTGTTTAAAGAATTTTTGGATAAAAAACATGTTGAACTAGCAGCAGAACGTTATGTTGACATGTTGGCTGACTATGGAATGTCTGAAATCCAGTTACAAGATATGATGGGGAATAGCAAAAGACTTGATGCTGCTATTCAATATTATCTAGAATTAGATCAAGATGAAGATTATGATGATGATGAATGGGATGAATAATGGGATGGTATAGTCGAGTTAGTCGAGACATATCTGAAATACCAGCAGCAATACAACACTTTGAGAACGAGTTGGTAACAGCTCGTTCTGAAGTAAAGTTAAAAGGCAGTATTGAAAAAGCTGCTGCTGAGATGCCAGGCATTGTTGAATATCGCTTTAATCAACTACAAGAAGTTGAAGCTATACTCGAATTCCTTAATATTGAACTACGCAAACTGCGTAGTTCTTTTTTTAGAAAATATCTAGAAAACTATCAGCGAGCATTGTCAAGTCGCGATGTTGAAAAGTATGTTGACGGAGAAGCTGACGTATGCGACTATGAAAAGATTATTAATGAGTTTGCATTAATACGCAACAAATGGTTAGGTGTTCTAAAAGCACTTGATCAAAAACAATGGCAAATAACTAATATTGTAAAGCTGAGAGTTGTGGGTATGGAAGATGCATCATTATGAAACAAGTATATGAATATTGGATGCCTGATACTGATGAACATTTTGAAAGATTAATATCTAAAAGAATAAACAACGGCGGCCCTGCACAATATCAAGATGATGTAAGAGATGCAGCATACAAGTATGTTACAGATTTTGATATTGCTGTAGACGTTGGCGCTAATGTCGGATTATGGGCAAAACCACTTACTGAAAAATTTAAACATGTAATAGCATTTGAACCTCTTGAGCAAGTGTATAGTTGTTTAGAAAGTAATGTACAAAAC